CAGACCTAGCTAAAGAAACTCAGAAAGAGTTAGGTAATCTTCTTAAGCCAATTACTAACAAGGCTAGAGGATTCATCCCATCACGCGCACCTCTCAGTGGATGGAACAGAACAAGTGAAACTGCTTGGGGTACTGCTCGTATTTGGAGCACAGGTAAAGCCAAGCGTGGTATTGGATATAAAACCACTCCATCTAAACCTAATAAGCAAGGCTTTAGAGCATTAGCGCGTATAGCCAATATGTCTGTTGCTGGTGCAATCTATGAGACTGCTGGTCGCAAGAACCCTAATGGTCGCGAGCAAGCTCCTATGGCTAGGGTTGTGCGCGAAGGTCAATCTAACTACGGCAAGATGATTCGCTCAGGTAACAAGAATCAATCTAAGAGCAATAACCCAGGGGCGGGTAATATGTTTATTGAAGCTATGGATCAATATGGCCAAATAGTAGATGCTAATAACCAGACTGGTGCAGGGCGTAGGTCACGCAAGATGAAGGGTCGCGCAATCTTTAGAGCATGGAAAGAAGATGGCGGTAAGACTAACGCAGCAATTATTAAGGCTATCGAGAACTCTAAAGTAAAGTTTTACAAAGAAATGGGAGTTAAATAATGGCCATTGACCCATCCGTAGTCATTAATTTAGCGGCCGAGTTTACAGGCATTAAATCCTTTAAGCAGGCTGATACTGCTGTAACAAAACTTAATAAAAATGTAAAAGGACTTGCTAGAACATTTGGCATTACTTTTGGTACTGCTGCTGTAGTTGCTTACGGCAAGGCATCTGTCAAGGCATTCATAGAAGATGATAACGCTGCTCGCTCTCTTGGTATCACCTTAAAGAATCTTGGTCTTGAGACTGGCAATACCTCAGCCTATGTCAATGAGATGATTAGCAATTTAGAAAAGCAGACAGGCGTTCTCGATGATCAACTTCGTCCTGCTATGGATAGGTTGCTCCGCGCCACATCCTCAGTCAGTAAAGCAACTACCTTACTTGGCCTAGCCCTAGATATATCTGCTGGCACTGGCAAAGATTTAACAACAGTTAGCCAAGGATTACAGAAAGCCTACCTAGGCAATAATGCATCACTAGGTCGATTAGGCGTAGGACTATCTAAGGCTGAATTAACATCCTCATCTTTTGAGGAAATCCAAATAAGGCTGGCTGAACTCTTTGCAGGACAAGCATCTTCTGCTGCTGAAAGTTATGCAGGCCAACTTAACAAGCTGACCATTGCAGGCAATAACGCTAAAGAGGTTATTGGCAAGGGCATAGTTCAAGCCCTTACAGAATCAAGCGGTAGCATCAATGATGCCACTTCTGACATTGAGAGATACTCAGAAGCAATAAGTAATTTAATTGTAGATTTTGGCAGATTTATTAGATTATCTAACGCAGTGCCTACAATCTTTGAGTTATTAACTAATCCAGTAGATGCCATCAATAACTTCAATAAAGTTGCAGATCAAATAGATGCACAAATAGCAGCACAAAATAGAGCTGCTATGGGTAAAAATCCTATTCAGGCTGGCACTTATCTAAAAACTCAGACTAAGATCACAAAACTTACAAAAGAGGAAGCAGCAGCAGCTGCCAAGATTCTTGCAAATAAAAAACTATCTGCTGCTATTGATAAGGCTAACCTAGCCCTTGCAAAGGGTACAGATGTCTTTGATATGGATAAAATCCAACTCAACGCTGCCATGCTTAATCAAGCGGAGCAATTAGGCAAAGTCAATTCTCAGGCGCAACTGCTAGGTATTACTAACGATATTACTCGCCTAAAGATTAAGCAGGACATCCTTAACCTTGAAGATGCTATTGCTTCTAAGGATACTGCCCGCATTGAAGCTGCTACCAAGCAACTCAATGAAGACCTTAAAATATTAGGAACTTTGCAGAATCAAAACATTAAATTGGCTGACATTAAATCTATCTTGGATAAAATTGTGCCTAAAGATTTAATTGACCAATCCAATCTAGATGAAGCTTTGCGCAAGATTAGAGAAATGATGTTGCTTCTTGCCAATATGAACAAAGGAACTACTGTTGGCAGCAATTTCGGTACTGGTAGCGATTACACTAATAAGGGAACTACTAAACTAATTCCGGGGGTTACATTTAACCCTACTCAAAATGCAGATCGTAACTTTGATTTATTTAAGCAACTTGCTGAATCTTCTGCCTCTGCCAATGTTGCTGGCATTAACTACAATCCAAGCCAGAACCGAGACCGCAACTACGATATGAACATCGTTATCAATACTGGCGTAGGAGACCCTAACGCTATTGCGGAAACCCTTGACCAGTATCTACAGGGCGCAGTTGATCGTGGCACACTAAGGGTTCGTTAATGGCTTGGCTTCCAGAATGGCGAATTACTGTAGGCGATGATGTTTATACAACTGTCACCTCTGTCTCTTTTGCATCTGGTCGCTTAGACATTGACAGACAAGCCACTGCTGGCTACTGCCAAGTAACAATCATTAACACGACTGGTGCAGATTTCACCATCAATGTAACTGAAGAAATACTTTTAGAACTTAAGAACTCTAGCGGCACTTATGTCACTGTCTTTGGTGGGGAAGTATCGGATTTTAGTATTGGGGTCAGAACTCCAGATGAGACTGGCTTTATTACTACAGGCACAATTCTAGGCATCGGATCACTGGCTAAACTAACCAAGGCGGTCTATAACACTGCCCTAGCAGAAGGCTTAGATGGCGCACAGATTGCAGAGATTCTTGGTGCAGCTCTTAACTTATCTTGGGCAGAAGTTACACCTACCGTGACTTGGGATACATACCCAGCAACTGTCACATGGGCTACAGCAGAGTCTTACATTGGCACTATTGACGCAGGCTTTTACACAATGATTGCACTTGCAGCTAGTGCATCTGCCAAGTCTCAGACCCTTGCAGACCAAATTGCCACTAGCGCACTAGGCACTGTCTATGAAGAGAAGGATGGCGATGTCTCTTATGACGATGCAGACCATCGATCTAACTATCTTGCAGCTAATGGCTTTACTAACCTTGATGGTTCTTATGCAACTCCTAGCAGCATCCAGTCTCAGACTCAGATTGCCCGCATTCGCAACAGCCTTATCTATCGCTACTCCACAGCCTATGGCTCGACCTACAGTACCTCTGATACCGACTCTATAGCCTCTTACGGCCTCTTTGAGCGTTCAGTCGATTCCAACATTAAGAACCTTGCAGACATCACTGATATTGCCACTAGAGAGTTAAACCTACGCAAGAACCCTAGAGCTTCTCTTGGCGCAATTACCTTTAGACTAGATAATCCAGACATGCCTAGCGCAATGCTTGACTCACTTATTGGCGTGTTCTTTGGTCAGCCTGTCTTGATTACTAATTTGCCCACTAACTTATTCGGTGGGTCATTCGATGGCTTTGTGGAGAATGTGGCCTTGCGAGCAACACCGAGCTTTACAGAAATTACCCTTTACATCTCAGCTACAGATTTCTCACTATCCACTACCCAGTGGGAAACAGTATTGCCTGCCTCACTAATTTGGACAGGCGTAAATGCTACACTTATATGGTCTAACGCGACAGGAGCACTAACTTAATGGCAACAACTACACCCAACTATGGCTGGCCTGTACCCACATCCAGCGATCTGGTAAAAAATGGAGCAACAGCAATCGAAGCATTAGGTGATGCAGCTGACGCAACAATGGCGACAATGGTTGCTAAAACTGTCGTAGATGCTAAAGGTGATCTTATTGCTGGCACAGCTGCGGACACAGTAAATCGCCTCGCAGTAGGCAACAACGGCGAGACACTCGTAGCAGATAGTTCCGCCACGACTGGACTTCGCTACCAAGCACCAAAAACACAAAACGCTATTTACAATTCGTCATTTGACATAGCCCAAAGAGGAACATCTTTTACCACTGCGGGCGGAATTGCTTACACTTTAGACAGGTGGCAATCTTGGACAATATCGGCAGGTGGTAGCGTTGTTACTACTCAAGAAACAGGAACATCTACTTCTCGTTATGCCGTAAAATTGCGTCGTTCGACTGGCAATACTGACACTGGTCTTTTGGCTTTGATGCAAACATTAGAAACTTCTGACAGTTTTCGTTTTCAAAATCAGACAGTAACTCTATCTTTTTGGGCAAAAGCGGGAGCGAATTTTTCAGCGGCTTCATCAATTTTACAGAGTAATCTTAAAACAGGAACAGGAACAGACCAAAATGGTTCATCTTTTACTGGTGGGGCTGATAATGCTACCAGTCACACTTTGACAACATCTTGGCAAAAATTTACAAGCACAAAAACTTTAGCGTCTAATCTTACTGAATTGGCTTTACAGTTCTATTATGCTCCAGTGGGTACTGCTGGCGCAGATGATTCTTTCTTTGTGACTGGTATTCAGTTAGAAGTCGGTTCAGTAGCAACGCCTTACAATCGTATGAGCGGAACAATCCAAGGAGAATTAGCCGCTTGTCAGCGTTATTTTGAAAAGTCCTATGATACGACAGTTGCTCCTGGTACAGCATCACAAGCTGCTGGTATAAATATGGCGACTGGAGCAACAAGCGTTGCTAATAATACTACTTATATGACTCCAGTTTTTAGAGTAGATAAGCGAACAACTCCGACCGTTACTTGTTACTCATATGCTGGCACTTCAGGCGTGGCATCTAAAGTAAGTGACGGATTAGATTTGAGCGCTAATACTGCTACTGCAAAAAATATTGGTTTTACTGGTTTTTGGGTGTATAACCTCAACGCTTCAACCTTTACAACAACTCAAGGAGCAATGTTTCAATGGACAGCATCGGCGGAACTATAATGAAATACACTTATGAAGTTTTAACTGACGAGTTTGGCACAACAATTTTGCGTTCAGACGGGGCTTGTATTCCAGCAAACCCAGCCAATGCTGACTATCAGGCTTACCTCAACAAAGATAAAGCGGAACAATCCACACCAATGGTTCTAGATGAAGCCCCATCTAAGTAAAGCTGCTATCCAGTTAAGGGAACAGTTAGATGATTCCTTCCCAGATCGCGATAGGGCATCGGATGGTTGGGTCGGTGATACCCGACACGCTGCTCGCAAGTCTGATCATAATCCAGATGAGCAAGGCTGGGTTCGTGCCATTGACATTGACGCAGACCTATTTGGTGCAGGAGTCAAGCCGTATATCATGCCAGACCTTGCAGATCAACTTCGAATCAGTTGCAAGTCTAAGGCAGAAAAGCGCATCTCGTACATTATATTTAACGGCAGGATTGCGTCTCCCATCCTTAACTGGAAGTGGCGCAACTACACAGGGGCTAACAAACACACTCACCACATGCATGTTAGCTTTAAGAAAGAAGCTGACTTACTGGGTGAGTTTTATTCGATACCTATGTTAGGCGGAAACTAATGAACATGAAGAATCCTTACATCCTCACTGCTGGAGCATTCCTATCAGCTTGGGCTGCTTCTAACTTTGCAGCTGATTACCGCGCTGTTCTCTGGGCTGTCCTTGCTGGTGTTTTTGGTTACGCGACTCCTAAAAAGTGACACAGTCCGATTTCTTCACGCTATACCTAGGCACACTGGCCATAGTCGGTGGCCTGTCTGGGTATGTCATTACGCATCTTTTGTCTGAAATCAAAAGACTCAACTCGCGGGTCGATGAAATCTACAACATCTTACTAGACAGGTAACATTGTGCCATGGCAAGAAAAGCAACTAAGGCTTTAGAGGATCAAGGTTACTCAGCTCTGGATGCTTATTGCATTGGAGTTTATGAGTATTTTTGCAGTCTAAAAAGGGCAGGCTTCAAAGAAGACATAGCCCTGTTTATGATTACTGAGCCTCAGTCTTACCCTGCATGGATATTGCCATCTCCAGTCGATCCTGAGAAGTTCGGCGATTATGAAGATGAGGACGATGACTAAACTCAGATACTTGGTTATCTCGGATTTACAAATCCCATATCACCATGAGCAAGCTGTTAAAAATCTTATCAAGTTAATCAAGCGGGAGAAGTTCGACCTCATTCTTAATACGGGTGACGAGTTGGACATGCAGTCTCAGTCGCGTTGGGCGCAAGGTACTGCTCTGGAGTGGGAAGGTACGCTAGATGCTGACAGAAGCCTTGCGCAGGATATTCTCTATGAACTCGGCACAACAGATGTCACTCGGAGCAATCACACAGACCGCCTATACCACACACTATTACGCGCACCTAGCCTCATCGGATTACCAGAACTGGAATACGCAAAGTTTATGGACTTCGCTGGACTCGGAATCCGCTTCCATAAAAGACCATTC